AGAAGAATTTATAAAATGCTCTCAAGATATAGATTATTTTGTTGAGACTTATTGCCAATTCTTAACTGACTACGGTCGTCAGACAGTCGAATTAAGAGAGTTTCAAAGAGATATTCTTAATACCATCGGAGAAGAAGTATGGATTGAAAAACTTGAGGATTGGGGTCCTAAAGTTAGAAACTTTATTTTAATGGCATCTCGTCAGACAGGTAAAACAACCACTATATCTGCTTTCTTCGCTTGGTATCTTTGTTTTCATACAGATCGAAATATGCTTATCCTTGCTAACAAGCAAGCAACAACTACTGAAATTGTTTCAAAAGTTGTAAACGTATTCCGAGGTCTCCCCTTCTTTTTAAAGCCTGGTATAAAGAAAATCGGAGCTTTAGGATTAAACCTTGATAATGGATGCATGTTAACATCTCAGGCAACTACAAAAACAGCTGCTATTGGATTTACCATTCACGTATTATACATCGATGAGTTTGCTCACATTAATCAAAAACTAGCACGTTCATTCTGGAGATCTGTTTATCCTACCCTTTCTAGCTCTATTGTTTCCCAATGTATTATTTCTTCAACCCCTGATGGAGTTGATAATTTATTTTATGAAATTTGGGATAAAGCAAATAAAGGTAAAAATAGTTTCAAATGGAAACGAGTAGATTATTGGGAAGTTCCTGGTCATGATGATGCCTGGGCTGAACAACAAAAAGCCGACTTTGGTGAAGAAGAATTTGCACAAGAATATGAATTATCATTTGACAGAAAATCAAATCTTCTTTTAACAGGAACTGATCTTATGTTTATGAGAAAAATAGCTCAGAAATATAAATACCACGAATTAGAAAAAACTAAATTTGAAGAATTAATTTATAGAGATCTTTTAAAATGGGATCCTGATTTTGATCCAAATGCAGATATGGATCCCCGGTTAGTAAGATTTGTTCTTTCTAGTGATATTGCTGAAGGAAAGGACGATGAAGAGGATAAGGATAATGATTATAATGTTACAACTATTTGGTTAGTTGAACCAAAATCTTTTGTTAAATTGAGAAAGCTAAGAAAGGATGAAAGAATTCTTAAAAATTTATTTAGATTTCGACAGATAGGGATCTTTAGAGATAATATGGGAGATGAGGATATAATGGCTAAAGTAAATCAAGCTATTGTCTTTGACCAACTGCCAAAGGAAACTTCTAAATGGGTTATTGAAATGAACTTCAATGGTAAGTCCTTTTTAAATAAGATTATGGAGCATGACGATTATTCTGAAGATATGGTTATGCGTTCTTATCACACTGCACCTATCCCTGGAGAAAAACCCCCAAGAAAAAAACCCGGCTTTAAAGTCTCTTCGAATAAAGAATATTTTTGTAAACTAGGAAAAAAATTAATTGGGCAAAGAACTATTATACCTACAGAGAAAGAAACTTTAGCAGAATTTGGTTCCTTTGGAAAAGTTAAAAATAGTTATCAAGGTATAGCAAAACATGATGATATAGCTATGTCTGCATTGAATCTTTCCAGATTATATGAGGAACCAGAATATAGTGATTGGCTTTATGATTTTTTAGAACAAATGCCTAGTTCTAATTTAAAGAATTATATGCTTGAAATTATACAGGATCCTATGGATTCAGACACCGAGATGAGTGATGAATCATTCAAGACCTTTTATGCAAACCCCACAACAGTGACATCTGAACAAGAAGAAATCAGAAAAATATGGCTATCCCATGAGAAAAGAGCTGGGGGATACTCAGGAATGGGATTACCATGGAAGAAAAGCTAATTTAAGCTTTTGATATATAGAGAAACATGACATTATTTGAAAAGTCAGAAAGTAGTTTTTCAGTATTTTTTTGACGAATAAATAATAAAAATAAATGAAATAAATATGGCAAAACTTTCTTTAGATCTATCCCAATTTAAAGCTGCCGGCGTATATACTGTCGAAGTAGATCAGTCTGAAAGAATTACAGTCTCTACTCAGTCATTAAGATTGGTAGTTGGATTTTCAAAAATAGGACCATTTAATGCTCCTACTTTCATTCGTTCTACAAGAGATCGCTTCAGATTTTTTGGAGATATAGACAAAAAGTTAGAGAAAAAAGGATCTTTTTTCCAAAGATCAATAGATACCTGCTTACTTCAGGCACCTGTATTTGCTCTTAACCTTCTTAATGTTGGAAATGATGCTTCTACTGAATCTAGTGAATTCGTTTCTCTATCTATAGATTCATCTGCTGCAAATAAAGGAATTTATAGTGATCCTTACGTTAATTTCTTCAATAGAGAAAGATTCTGGAGACCAGATACCGAATATCTATTGGGTATAGCTGGAAATAAGGAATCCGTTTCTGGTGCAGAAAGTACTTCACTTTTACAAATAGCAAACGTTGGAACAAAAAGACTTTCTTTCATTGTAAGAAAAGCCGTTGGTATTCAAGGATATAGTGTAACCGCTAAAGATTGGTATGGTTCAACCACAGCCATTCCTTATGAATGGATTCGTCCTTATGATTTAATGAAAGATTATTTCATTCAGGTTATAGCTATCGAAGGAGATTGGACAAATTATACCAATCTATCTTCAGATCCATACTTCAAGGATTATTTTAATGCAAAAGGAATTATTCCTGCAAAATTAAATGAATTTATTAATCTTCCTCAGGTCAGTTTAATTGGATCCTGGATTGGAACATTTATACCAGAATTCAGAGATCAAACCGGAGCAAATCAAAATATCGAAGATATTGTAAATTCTTCTACTCCTTTAACCGGAGTTATGGTTAATGTAAACCAGGATGCTCTTGATCAGCTTATATGGGATGAAGATCAGGATCAGTGGGAAATGGGTGATGGAACAGCAACTGGAGCAGCAGCTCATGTTGTAGATCTTGTAGGTCACGGACTTATTGGTGCTACAGGAGACGTATCTACTTCTTTCTTAAGCTATCAAATCGATGTTAGTGCAGCTGTTATTCATAATACTCTTGGAATTACACTTTATGATTCTGGATTAGTTACAGCTAAAAAATTCTATCTCGATGATATAGATGATGCTGCTAAAGTAGGAATGGGAACATTGGTAAAGAAAAGCTCAACATTAGCTGAAAACGGAATTCCCGGGGTAACTTATATTACTTCCAAGCTTTATACAAGAGATGTATCAACAATCACATCTCCAGATGGAGTATATCTTTTTGAAACATCAGAACCAATTGATGGCGGACTTGTAGCTACTCAGATTATTACACAGATGCCTATCGATGATTCATCCGTAGCTACTGCTTATAAATTCCTTCAACTCGACGGACTTAAACTTACTTCTAATCATCTTCCTGGTTATACAACTACAGGAACACCAAATGCTGAAGAAGGAGTTATCAAAGTTTATGAAATGCTTGAAGACGAAGGCATTCTTAGAGGATTAACCAATCCAGATATGATCAACTTCAGATATGTAGTTGACACAATGGCTTATGGTCTAAGACCTAATCTTGGTGGAAAAGTTTATCTCTCAAGACTTGCTAAGAAAAGAGGAAAATGTACCGCTATTTTAAGTGCACCTTCAATGACACAATTTGCATCAAGCCAGAATCCTTATTTCTGCGATGTATTTGTTAGCGGAGTTGATCCAAAACCAATATTCAGCACTGAGTATATTCCAATGGGAGGTAACCCAGATATGCCAAGAAGCTTTAGATTTACTCTTCCAGACGAAGACAACGGATCTAAATTTACAGGAGTATTTGGACCATTCCTTAGATATACAGAACAGGACAAAACTATTTCAGTTCCACCTGCTGCTGACGTTGCTAACTCATACGTTAGAAAATTCTTAGGAGGAAATCCTTATGCAATTGTTGCTAATAAAAATGGTATTATTTCTAATCCTAATTTAGCAGGTGTTGAATATATGCTCGATGCTCAGGATAGAGGATACCTTGAACCATTTGGATATAACTCAATCATTGAAAGAACTTCCACAGGTGAAATTCTTATCTATGCAAACAGAACAGCTTATCAGACTGTAAAGAGTGATTACAACTTCTTACATGTTAGAGAGCTTTTAAATACAATTGAACTACAGGTTGAAGAAGTTCTAAAGAATTTCGTATTCGATTTCAACAATCCTGTAACCAGATTAACCATTGTTAATGCAATCACCCCAATTCTTGAAAGTATCAAGGATGCTGGAGCTCTTATTAATTACGAAATTGTAATGGACGAGAGCAACAACACTGCAGATATTGTTGATGAAGGTTTTGCTATTATCGATATAGGGGTTTGGATTACTAAGGGAATGGAGAAAATCATTCAGCGAATTACAGTATACAAAACTGGTGGATCAAGCTCAGGCAGTTTTAGTTCACTTTAATTGGAGATAAATAAAATAAAAGTAACGCGATATGGCTGAAAATTTCAAAAGTCAAGGAACATTCGGTATACCTCACTGGAGAAGTTCAAGAGCTGCACAAGAACTCTATGAACCGCTATATTTGAACTTATTTACAGTTCAGGTATCTCTCCCAGTTGGCGTCGGTTCTACAGAAGAGAACACGAATCTTCTACTTGAAAATATTATAAGTATTGGAGGTCTAGAATCAAATTCATTCCCAACTACTCCAGTTCAGCAGAACTATAAATGGGCTGCTAGACGATTTGCTGGGGCTAAGCCTGATAAGACCACGATGGACGTTGCACTCTCCTTTGAAGTAAACTTAAATCGTACTCCAAGTGCTTATGTTCTTAAAACTCTCAGAAAATGGAATGACTTAGTTTATGATCCTCTAACAGGAAGAACTGGTATCAAAGCTGATTATGTAGCTCCTTGGGTATTAATTACTCTCTATGACAGAGCTAATAATCCTTACTGGCAGTGGAAACTTTACAATGTATTTCCAATTACTCCTCTCAACGTTCCTGAAATTAATTACATGAGCGAAGAGATTTACAGAATCGAAGGATATACACTCGCTTGCGATTCATGGGACGAAACAATAGTTTAAATATATGGAAGGTAAATTAGTATCAGAAAGTCTAGAGGAATTTCAGGAATTAACTGAAAAACTCAAGGGTAAACAGCATAAAATCGATGCCGATGAAAACAAAAAGATAACTGGCAATGATTTTAAAATTCTCAGAGGTGATAAGAAAGCTCCTAAGAGAGTAACTGATAAGAAAAAGTAATGAAGAAATTTGTTTGCGAAAATCTTGAAGAATTGCGGGAAAATTATCTCGATGAACCCGAAGAAAGGATTAGTCCTGAGGAAAGAGATATTTTCTATCAAGCCGGAAAACAAGGATTCGAAGGAAAACAATCATTTACCAGAGAGGAACTTATTTCTCTATTAGAAGATCTTTACATGCAGGTTGCAGGAGATTATAATGATTATGCTAGAACTCCAGACGATTATAAAGATATAGCAATAAAAGATGTTCAAAAATTTTTAACTCAAAGAGGCCTATAAAGCCTCTTTTTTATTTAAAACTAAGTGGTTTTTTGGCGTATAATAATATATAGATAAATCGTATCAAAATTTATAACTATGCCTGAGAATAACGAAGAAAAATTAAAAGAATTTGTTGAACAAAGAGAAGGACAAGTAGGTCCTCCAATATCTCCTATTCCAGGAGGAATTACACCAATCCCGGTAGCACAATCCAGAGA